CATAATGTCTCTAGAGCAGGATTATACGACCGTGCCCGGTCAGACTTTTGCATGCATGTCTGTGGTTGGCCCTGAAGCGCCTCAGAAGAATGACAAGTTCGGGGTTAAGTTCAGGGGTGCTTTTGCTACCCGCGATGAGGCCGCGAGCCACGCCAAGCGCCTTCAAAAGGAGGATGCGACGTTTGATATCTATGTCGTTGATATGTACAAGTGGCTTCTCATCCCACCCGACCCTTCCAAGATCGAAGATGCCCATTACACAAACGAAAAGCTAGAGGAGTTGATGTCTGGTTATAAGGAAAACCAGGCTATGGCGGCGAAGATGTTTTCAGAGCGTAAGCGTGATATGATGACTGCTAAGTCGGGTACCGATGGATACTTCAAGGCTGGAGACGAAAATTCTCAGTATTACAACAAACCTGATGAGCCTCCCATTAGCCATCCAGGTGAAATCATCGAGCGTCTGAAGCGCGAGAAGCCTGATGCGGCGATGGAGGACCTGGTAAAGGAAGCTGACGCGATTGTCGCCGTAGAGATTGAAGAGCGACGCAAGCAGAGGGAGGCGGATATGGCTATCGCCGAAGGAGACGAGACTGAGGAGGTCGAAGAGAAAAACACCTAAAAATCAAAAAAATAACCATACATTTCATATTATTAAAATCTACCCTTTTAATAATACGATGAATGTCGAGTATATTTCTGTCTTTAAGAAGACGAATCATAATTTACCTATTACGGACATAGATGAGATAGATGATAAAAATAATTTGGCATCTGAAATAATTAATGAAGGGGTTATCCGTCCAGTAATTACCAGTAGAACGATCGTCGATTCTAAAGATCCTGTTAATGATTATGCTCCATTTTCACCCGTGGCGAAGGATAACTGGTTGCATAGTTTTTCCCATAAAGAAACCTAATATGAAAGCTACGAATATCACGATGTACGCGACTTTATCGAGAGACGCTAGTATGTCATTGGGTTTGAACGTTTCGTTCATGTGTGGAGGGGGTGGTATATATTGTGGATGGAGAGGGGGTTGAAAATAATACGGTTGATCTTCATCTGGCTGCTGTAAATGATTTTGTATGGGTTCACTGTCATCTCGTTCAGGTTCTTTATCCAGTACTTGCGAATTGTATTCAATAGGATTTCCAAGTTCTGTTTCCATATACATAGTATTAATTCTATCTTTTAAGCTTCGTTTTCCTCACCACTTTCTTCATCAGTATCATCTACTATGAAATCCTTTAAATTTCCATTCTCATCCTCATCACTGTCATCACATTCATCTTCACTCTCGGTCTCACACAGGTCATCATCAGAAATTTCATAATCCGTGTCATATTCGTCATCATCGAAATCATCATCACAAGCTTCTTCTGTGGGCTTCATACGCGTGGGTGCTTTAGATACTCGTCCGGACCGAGTTTTCACAGTAATTGTACTCATATAGAAGGTTTAAGTGATTTCTTTTTAAATATATTTAGGTGTGAACTTGATCCCTTGATTAAGCGCTTCTCTCATCAGTAATTGTTCAAATTCGTAACCTAAACGGTATGAAATATCGCCTATATCGTTCATTACTTCACCGTCCATCGTAGACAGGTAAAGGGGTATATCATTCAGAACCCGTAAAGCTTTCTCAAGATACACCTGAGACATTTCAACACTTGTCCTGTATTCCTTCGCTATCTGTATTAACGCCATGAATGTATTATATGTAACTTCATGTATACCAGAATATTTATGTGTTTCTTTGATAATGGCGTCTATTTGATTTAAAGATGTATCCAGACGTGTAATCTTCGATAAAATATACGCGAACACTCCAATGAGTACAATGATCATCATCTATAATAGTCTAACTATTTTATCTGACAGTTTATGCTCACGAGATTTACATGCACATGTTTGTACAATCTTGTCACGTGAAATTTTAAATTGAACATTTGGTTTGTTACACGTTTTACATTTCAAATCCGTGTTTACCCAGTGTACGTTTTTACCCTTCTTAGAAATACTTTTCACAGCGATTTCGGCATCTCTTACCATGTGTTTGCTTATGAAGATTTGTAAGAGTGTACTTGTTTCAACTGGATCTGATTTTTTTTCTACTGGACACGGCATGCATGTATTTTGAGGTGTTGAAAATGTGGATGGTGTATATCCATTTGGGTAGAGTTTTTCGAATATCTTATCCGGTAGTGCGTGTTTTCGACCATAGAAATCTCTGCAAAACCCATATCTACGCCCTTTCATCGTTTCACATGTACAAAAACACCTCTGTATAATAGTACGCCCTTCTATACGAAACCATATATGATTAGACCCGTGATCTCTCTGAAGATTTTCACAATATTTGGATGTCGTTGATACGAGATACGAATTTTTGTTACTGAATATTTTTGTGACGAGTGCACGTCCTTGACCATCCATGTTTTTTTGAATAAACGTTTCAATATCTCTAGTCACTACTTCATTCTGAAAAATATTCTTTGTCTCGCTCGGTGTAAACGATCCCTCGTCACGTTTTGATCCTTCGACGACCACGACTTCCGTATTCTCAGTTCTGAGTGTCGCCATATGCATAATCTCCACATTCGGCTCCCGCTCGAAAACATTAATAAGTTTACCATTTTCATGTGTATATTTGAGTACAGGTATGTACGCTCCCTGATATTCACCCTTCACGTATTTATGCGCCCACGGCATTCTAAAACCACTTCCCTTCACGTTCCGTTTTCCACCCCCATACACAGCGGTATCGACGATTTCGTCCCATGGTTTTCCCGGGAACATCAGCGACAGTGACGATACTATATGAGAATGCAATGCCATAGCAGACCCATGATCAACTACGAACCCTGGCCAGTTCATATGAATTCCATATTTGATCATATCACCACATGGTTTTGGCTCTGCGACCGAAACAAGAACATCTTTTCCACCGAAATGTGTTACACGGTCGCATATCGTCTGTGTATACTCCTTCAATCGGTCAAATGGAATGTCTTCGACATCTTTGTAATCCAAATCGACAAAAAAGTTGTACGTATCCGACTTTTGTTCGACGACACACACCTTCTCACCCGATTTTACAGCCTTGACATATTCGTCATAAAATTCATTCAATCTATCATAAGGAACAGATAGACGGCCACCGTCCATGAGCACATGTGATAGATTGGAGCTATTCGAAAACCCCTGTTTTCGGCACCATGATCTAAACATACTTATTCGTACATCGTGTTATTTTTTTAATACTCTTCTTCATGCCAAATTGAGGTCCTGCATGATACGTCTCTAAACTCTTCTTCACTATTCGACAATTCTTTTTTAAGAACTAAAAGTTCATATACGGTTTTAACCTTTACATCTTCGATGTATGTATCTGCCCGTGTTTCACTGTATGACTTGTGATCCATTAAAATATCTTTAATCTGACGGAGAATGTAGTTCTTGGACTTCATTATTTTATAGAAAATGTTTTTCTATTGAGAGAAGTGATGCATGCGTAAAACTCTGGGTTCTCGACCACATTATGTATGATTCGTTCCCATCGTCTTCGAGAATTAAATTCTGGTAACGTATCGAAACTCATGAAATCATTTTCATCGTATGTACGTTTCACATGAATTTTTTTCGTATACATTTTGTATTTCTCATCGTTAAACCTTCTCACAAGTTCGTGCTGTTCATTACTCGAATAATTTACGAAAAATATAAACACCGTGTACTCGAGTTCTATAGTAGGACTTTCTTTTACGTTAAATGTAAAACTCGTATACTCCCCATTTTTAAGTGAAACAACACCACGTGTTTCTTCTTCCAACTCCCTCAACGCTGTGCGTATAGGTGTAAATATTTCCCTTCTTCTACACCCCCCTGTCACAAAAATCCACTCTTTAAAACGTTTATCTCGCACGGTAAGAAACCGTGGAGTATCACCAACGAAAGTCACTGGTATTGCTATGGCTTTATGTTTTTTCATTGCTCATTAGCTTCTATAATCCCCTGATAAGTTTATTCCGAAGAAATGTTCACGGGAGATTTACCTCGTGTAGTGCGTTTGGGTTTGGGAGGCTCTTGTACAACAACGGGCTCGGGTTCAGGTTCAGGCTCAGGCTCGGGTTCAGGCATTTCTTCTGTTACAGGTGCATATACCATCTGAGGCATTTGGACATCGTGCGCCTCTTCCTGAACCCGGTCCAGAAAAGTCTTGATTTTGGTGATGTCGTCTTTCGACTGACGCAATTCGTTATACATGTAAAGAGACGCCGCGACGCAAACGACGACTGCAGCCAAAATAGCAGTTTCGCGATCAAAAGAAAACATTGTGGTTTACTTACACGTTTTGTTTTTAAGTAGATACAATTACACCCATTTTAGATCTTTCACCTTCTGGGCACTGATACCCTGGTTGTGCAAATTGTATTTCCTGGTAGTGACCATCCTTACATTCTGCGTTCTGAATGGGAATATATTTATTGAGCGTTCCGGATTTAGGATCGTAGGTGATCATAAAAACGAAAAAGAGGAGAAAGAGAAGCCCCCACATTTGTTATTATAAGGGATTTAATTAGAGTACATAAGACCAGCCATACCATTTTCAATGCGGAGGATGTTGTAGTTAACACCGTACATGTCAGTGTTGAACGAACCAGCATCAGTTACGAGACGAGCCGAGTCAACACGACTGAAGTTGAGTGTACCAGTGGGCTGGAGCTTGCATGTGTCAAGGCAGAACGGGTACATGAAATGGTTCGCGGCACTGCTATCCATGGTCGTGAACGATGTGTGGTAATACAGTGAGGCGGATGTGTAGTGAGGCTGCGCCTTCTTCGCATCGCCAACATCCGTGCCGTTGATCTGGAGCTTGACGCTGCCACTGGCTACGCCTACACCACCTGACTTGTACGTCGCGATGAACTTGATAGGGTGGTTGTAGTTAAGCTCTTGCATCAAACCACCAGAAGCGATCGACTGCTGTGTCTGTGTGATCAGCATGTTCTGGGGGGCCGACGAAAGCGCTGTGCGCTCATCGGTATCCAGGTAAAGAAACTGTGCGTGTACCTCGTAATCGGTCACGGGGAGTGTACCCCACGAAATACGGATCTCGACATCGTGGTACTGAAGCGCCACGAGAGGAAGCGCCGACTGAGCATTCTCACAGAACGAGAAGCGCAGGGGGTAGAACCCAGCATCATCAGCCGTGGCGGCCGAGAGAGACTTGGAATACGACTGACAAAGTGTCACGGGAGCAATTTCCTGAGAGAACTCAGATGTTTGTGTG